AAAACAGTACAACTACTTACCCTATTAAAAAATAAATCATTAGGGTACAAATAATGAATAAAGTCGACTTATACACAGCACACTACACCGACAACAACAAAACCTTAAAAGGTACTTCATTTGCTGCCATTCAAGAGATCGACGGTAAACGTGAGTTCATTCAGTCATACGATGACGAGAAGTCTTACATGGACATGTGGATGAAAGGTGTTGCTGATTATTTGCAGCGTTTCAATAACGATTCAATGCTGACTGCTATTGGTGATTTAGACATTACTATCTACATGTGGCACACAAATGTTCAATCTATGTGTAAAAAACTAACAAGTGTAGTGACTAGTCTACGTGGGTTCGATTGTGATTTGACATCAATGATTGATCGTAAGCTTCGTAAATCTAACATGTCTAAGTACAAGACACACGATGATCAGGTTCGTATAGTGACAATACTATTGAAACTGGATCGTAAGATTGATCTGACCTTTAAGTTTAAACCACTTCCACCAGTCAATCCAATGATGCAAACAGCTCAACAACACGCTGAACTCATAGTGCAATCACATAATCCTGATGTTGAATTAAATCAAGACGTTAGTGATTAAACCTAGCCTCTAACCCGCATTGCGCTGTCTTTATGGGGCTTTATGGAACTTTATGGGACATTATGGGTTTTATCGATACTTATGTCGTTCCTAGATTGATAATAACACCCTAGAACCGATTTGTTTATAAAACCTATGTCATTACACCAGTTACTAATAAGTCACCTGTGTACGGAAGTAATAGCTGCATTCACTACGTTCATTTCGCAATAAAGAGCACACGGAACCAAAACCCGTGTGCTCTTTATTTGATCTGCTAACGCATTCCCTTTTCCACATCACATCCAAACGCCAATAAATACATGGATGACACCAATTCAATTAGTAGCTCACATCAAAGCTGAAATTAATTCAGATAAAAAGCCAGTAAAGAAGTACAGCTATCGAATTACTGCCTTTGGTATTTCACATTCGACTGATCCAACAGGCAAGTTTGAGGTATTAACTAAGAGAGCAACCCACTTACTAACCAAATTACACAAAGACAAACACATCACAAGTGACAAATTGATCACCGAATTGACCAAATTAAAACATGTAATCGCTGAATTGAACAAGAAATGACAACTACATACAGAGCAATAATCAGGACTAGTCAAGGTGTGCATTACACCGAAGTAGTTCCTATGGAAGAGCTGATCCCTTCAATTACTAACTTGTCAGTGCACCTATTTCAAACAAATGAGCTGAACTTCAAACAACACAGACGAGCCATTGTTCTACTAAAAGACGTAGTTTTTGGCATACAAGACCGAATTATTTTCGTTGAAGACATGAAAAAAGCAGAAGAAAACGAGAAAAACCCAAATACTCATGCAATGAGAACCGATCTATCTAAGCTAACAGTTGAAGAGATTAGATTACACAATCTCAAACTATCTGCACAGAGTAGAGCACGTAATAGAGTTAAAGCCAGAGAAGTCGCCAGTATTAATGCGGCTGCTAAAAGAGCTAGAATCAAAGCTGAGAAGGAAGCTGCTCGTGAAGAGTCACAATAAGGAATACAACGTAAATCGAAGTAAGGGTAATGAACAAGCTTCGACGGTAGGTAGACAATTAACGATTGTTGTGACTAAAGTGACAGAAGATACGGTGTATTACAGGCTACTTTCGAGTAGTAATCCACGAATTTACCATTGGACTTCAACCAAAACTTCCCCTCTTCAACCAAATCACTTCCAAATAGATCAACCATACGGCATTAACACACTATCTAAAGGTGGTAAGTACGTATGGGTATCAACATTCCCCTTAATGACATACGACAAATACAAAGAGCTGAAGGTGATTGATCAAGACACATTGATTAATTTGCTGGATAAAAACGACTACAGACACATTACTGACTTGTATTCAACGCTTGTAGAAGACTTCGAAGCACATGAATTGACTTCAGCACAGATGTTATTCATCGAAGACGTAGATGACTTAACTGAATACTGGCAATCGAATAACGACTTCCGACATCACTTTTTACCAACTTTAACGGTCCCCACTACCGAAAATAACGATTTAAGCCAATTAATTGATAGTTCAGGCCTTTTTTCCTAGCTTTTGAAGGTAAACGCATAAATACCTCTGTGAATAGATCACAAATCTGAGGAGATAACAAATGTTTGTAGAGGATTTTTTAGACGACCTATGGAGCGATTCGAGGTTGAGTAACGAAGAAAAGTATGAAAAAGTAAGTGGTTTAATAAATCGATTGCATGGTATGAAACATGGCTTCTTTAACAAAAGTACTGCTTTTGACTTATTGTCGAGTCATGAAGCTGTACTGTTGTGGGGGATGAAAGATTCTTACAGGAACAAAGCAAGAATGGACAGGATGCGTTCCAAAAAAGAAGCAACTGCTTCAAATGAACCAACAATTAAGGATCTGAAAGATCGAATAGAAGTTTTAGAAAACTTGTTGAGTGCGAAGGAATAACAAATGACAACGACAAGGACGCGAGCAGAAGCACTTAGAGACTTAGAATCAACTTCTGAGATTAACCGTAAAGTTGAGGAATGGAGAGCAGTATTGATTAACGAAGCTTCCAACATAGATGAACGTGTCGAACATTACAGATCCAAACTTAACGTGCAGTACGAAGAACGCAAAGTTCTCCTATTGCAAGAAGAAAACGACTACATAGATCGCATCGCCAAACGTGCTATTGAATTAATGAAAGACTAACAAATGAAAAATAACAACAAATCAGGCTTCTATTCACCTGAGTTAAACAAATGGGTAGTAACAACAAAAGACAACATCACTCAACATCAAGACGGACACAACTTAATCATTGATGTTGAACAAGCTAAACAGTTTGATACTTCAGTTGAGATGAAGAAGGAGTTGTACCAAGAATGAATGATGTAGAAGACCTACCAGTACTTCACGTACCACCTAGTCAACTCAAAGACTTGTTTCAGGCTATTTGTATGATTAACAGTATTTACAACGACGATCGTATCAGATGTTTACTAAGACGTAAGATCGTTCCGATCGCTGAGGATACAAATCAAGAATAAAAAAGAGAGGCCTAGGCCTCTCTACTAACATCTACTTTTAAATCGTTTATACGTGCATTGTAGGTGTCTATTTTGATCCTTTCTTACCGAAAACAGGAATGTTAGCTTTAATCACACGTGGTTTCCTGTACAACACACGAGCTTCCTTACCAATAATTTCTTTAGCTAAGAAGTCGATTAGTTTCAATCCATTGATTCCTTTTGAAGCTATCAATTCCTTAATCACCATCTCACAATGAATCACATCAACGTCGTCACCATCAATAGGTTTGTTTTTAATCTCTTCAGCTTCTAATCTCAATTTTAATTCCTGAATACGTTTGTCGAATTTAGATTGTTCTTTATCTACCATTGAAGCAATCAACTGTTGTTTGGTTTGTCTAGCCATGATGAATCTCCTATGAACCTAGTTTACGAAAAATACTAACTACTACGTTTGCTTTCACACTTTCACTCATTGAATTCCACTCTGATTTCTCTAAGCTGAACACAATCTTGTCGAAGTACTCATCTATCTTGTTACGTACTTCACTTACTGAATGACAATCACTAAAGTCATTATCTGTAATCAAATCTGGAACTGTTTTCATTTTGTAACTCCACTTGTTTGTTAGTCGGTAAGTCAACAATCAACATGAAGTGAGATGAGGACAACGGTTTAGGGTAAATAAATTTAACTTCAGTTGTGAAGCTGAAGTTACCTGAGCGTAGCGATAGGAATTGTGTATCCAACCTCCCTCTTGATCAGTAGAAGTAACAATGAAAGTATCTTTTATGTCATCTACATCAGTAATGTATTAAGGAAGAGAAGCAAGAAGAGAAGTATTAACAAATGAATAATCTAGGAAGAATTAAGCCTAGGCCAATACACCAGCACGATGACGATCTCCAGTCCTAGACGGTTTATAGGAACCCAATCACTACATAAAGTCGTCGAAGAAGTAGGAATACTTAGTTAATAGATGAAATAGTAGAAGTAGAGACTATAAGAACTATCTAATGGATTAGAAGGAATACTAAGGTGATTCAGTATGGATCAACAAGGCGGTAGATTTGTTTAAAGTCATCTCACCTAATGATTTTTACCTCACGAGCTTGATCATCCTACGGTCAGCTTAACAGTAACCACATAGTCTAAACAGCTAACTCAACTATCGTATTACGACTGTTAATAACAATTTATGACTACGATTGTACTCAGTCCTTCTACAACCTACTAACCATGCGGACAGCTTGCGGATTATGAATCCGATTAAAAATAAAATTGGTTGTTACCCTAATTGATTAAACGATCTGAGACTGTAGAAGTTGAAGGATGGATACAGTAAGAAGGACTCAAACGGTTTGGCCTACGAGGTTTAAGGACCGCGTAAATAGTGGTATGCCCCAGTAGAGGTTTTGCAAAAGTTTTATAAGTCACCCAAAAAATTTTCAGCAAAATTCCACAAAACCGTTCCTGCTAGATTACGAAACCGTTCTAAATAGTCCACCACTAACGATCTCTTACTACTTCACTCACACATAAACATAAATAAGCCTATTACATCATAGGAGTTAATTATGTCAAAAGGTGGTTACAGCGGTCCTTCAGCTGCTGAATTAAGTGCTCAAGCTAAGGCTGAGGCGGATGCAGAGCTTGCACGTCTAAAGCAACAACAAGATTTCGAAACAGAAAAATTGAATACACAAATGGCGTTTGATCGTGAGCAGTCAGCACAACAAATGGCTTTATTGAAACAACAAGGCGATCTTCAATTTAAAACCCAACAAGATGCTGTCAATGCTCAAAAAGCAGCTGAAGAAAAGAAATTGTTGGAAGAAAAGAATCAAGAAGAATTAAAGGCTCAGCAAGAGCGCGATCGTGCAACTAATCAATCTGATTTGAACAGCACACAACTAGCTGCTGATTTGGCTAGACGTAAAACATACGCTGAAGCTATGTACTACTTGGATAACGATTCTAGTACTGACGTAGCTAATCAAACTACAACTACAAGACGACAAAATGTTGCTAAGGCTTACTAAATGGCTACCAACATTCTCAATAAACCAAAACCAAAACCTGTAGATGTTGAATCGTTTGGTTCGCAAATTAGTGGCACTAACCTAATTCCAATCTATACGACGTATACGCCTAGTGCTCCTGCGCCTACTAGGGGTGGAGGAATTATGGGCATAGGTGGCTTCGGTAGTGCTGCAAATGACTACAACAGTGCGCTTAACTTTGGTATGGGCAATGGACCACCACCACAGAAAACGAGCAAGGTTCTAGTTGGCTATAAGTCAGCAACGACAGGTGAACGATACAACCTAGCAGCCAATGAACGTAACTTGCCAGCTTATAACACTGGTCAGGTTGGTATTGGAATGATCGGTGTTGGCCTAGGTGGTAACAACTACTTAGAGCCAAAAAACGATCCAAACAAAATGAAGGTGATTGATCGCATTCAGTTAGAGGATACGAAAGTTGCCTACAAGCAAGAGTTAACCAAAGCTCAGGAAGCAGCAGCTATTAAACGTGAAGAGTTTGCACAACAAGCTGCTTTGCAAAAAGCTGAGTATGAAAAGGCACAAGCTGACTCAGCAGCTGAGTTAGTTCGTCAAAAAGAACAATTCGAAAAAGATACAGCATCTAGACAGAAGGCACGTGAAGAAGCTGATGCGTTGAAAAAAGCTAACCAAACTGCTTCGTTGAAGCTGTCAGGTGAAACGATGTTGGGAACGATGATTCGTCAGTCTGAATTCAGAGACAACATGGTTTCTCAAGAAGATAAGACCAGCACTATCACTAACGATCAAAAGACGTTGGCTGATCAGGAAACACTACAAAAACAAAAACTAAAAGGTACTTTCCTTGATGTAATTATGAAGGGCAAATAATGTCTGATGGATCAAAAATAATAAAGTCGTTTAAACGACTAGAAGCAGTAAGAGCACCGTTGGATCAACACTGGCGTGAGGCATTTCAGTATAGCTTTCCGATTAGAGGTCAAGGCTTCTTTGCAGGGGCAATGGGCGACGGAGTAATGAGTGCTGGGTTAGCTAGAACTCAACGATCAGAAATCTATGACACCACTGGTGCGGAAGCGTGTCGCTTGTTAGCTAATAGTTTAATTGGTGGATTAACACCTAAATCAAGTCAATGGTTTGCTTTGAGCATTCCTGACGTGCCTGATGCAAAGATTCCACGTTCAGTAAGATCGTGGTTACAAAGCTCATCTGAAACTATGTACAGCATGATCCACAGTTCTAACTACGATGCTCAGGCGTTTGAGTTCTTCTTAGACGTAACGATTGCTGGTATGGCTGGTTTATACGTTGAGCGTAATGAGGCTACAGGTCGTTTGCACTTCGAGTGTTGGCCTTTAGACTCTATGTATGTCATGGATAGTGATAAATCTGAAAAGATTAATACTCTATACCGTAGATGTGCATACACATTAAGTGAAGCCGTAGCTAAGTTTGGATTGAATGGGTTGAGTGCCGAGCAGCAACGCATGTATGACGAAGATCCTGATAACCCTAAACAACATCACTACATTCACACTATCCGTCCACGCTTCAGAAATGGTCGTAAAGCTAATGGTAAAACTAATAAGCAATTGCCTTTTGAATCTACATACGTATGTGAGTCAAGTTCTAAGGTGGTTTACGAAAGTGGCTATCACGAATTCCCTGTAATCGTTCCTCGTTGGAGCGTAATTCCAAATACAGAGTACGCGGTAGGTCCATTTACTGATGCATTGCCTGACGTTAAAACATTAAACGAAATTAAGAAATTGATGTTAACAAACGCAAGCATGGCTATCAGTGGTAGCTACGTTGCACAAATTGACACAATGATTAACACGAATACATTCCGAGTGATGCCAGGCTCTATCACTTACGTTGAAGACGTGGATCACATTAAGCCATTAAGCCAAGCTGGTGACTTCCGTATTGCTGAAAACGTTATGTTACAACTTCGTTCACAAATCAAACAAATGATGATGAGTGATGAGTTGGCTCCATCACAACAAAATCGTCCTATGACTGCTGAAGAGGTTCGTACAAGAACACAAATCATTCGTCAAATCTTAGGCCCTACGTATGGTCGTTTGCAAGCTGAGTTTTTAAACCCATTAATTTCTCGCGTGTTCGGATTAGCTTATCGTGGTGGCGACTTAGGTCAACCACCTGAAGAATTAGCAATGTTCAAGTTTGTACCTGAATACAAATCACCACTAGCAAGAGCACAACGTTTCGATGAAGTAGCTGCTATGGATAGATTTGAAGCAGCATTAGCTCAATCAGCTCAAGTGTTAGGCCCTCAAGTTTTAGACTTGTATGACGCTGACATGGCAGTTCAAAAACGTGCAGAGATGTTAGGCATACCAGTTGAATTGATGCGAGAAGATCGTGAAGTTGAAGCTATTCGTAAGCAACGTGCAGACGCACAAGCAGCTCAACAACAGCAAGAACAGCAAATGCAGTTATTGCAATCACAAGGCCAACAACTAACAAAAGGCCAAACTTCTAACCTTGTGGATCAAGTCACATAAATACATGGGTTATTTGAGGAGAACCCAGTATGAAAGATTTACTTCCACGTGAATTTTACCAAGACTTTTTTGCAGATTATCGAGGACAACAAGTGCTCGATGATCTCAAAAAGCGTTTTTATGACATTCAAACGTACACAAAACAAGACCCATACCACACAGCTTTCTTGGAAGGACGACGTTCTGTCGTCCGCCAAATCCTAACGGCTGTACAACCACAACCAATTGAAGAGATACAAGATGACTTTTAAAAAAGCAAAAGCAACTTTAGCTGATCAAGTTGCAGCGGATAAGCAAAACGAAGCACAAGAAGCTGAACAAAATAAGTATGCAAATTGGACTTATGAGGACGGCTTAACAGGCGATGAACCTGAATTCATCAAAGCCAAATGGCTTGAGCAGTATCAAGCCAATAAAAATAAAGCGCGAGAACTATTGTCGCCTGAAGTAACTGCTGAACCATTTTGGAAACCAGCAACAAGATAACATTTTTTTAAGGAGCCCGTTATGTCGGAAAACTCAACACCAGTAGTAGAAGCACCAGTAGTAGAACAAACCGCAACACCAACTGTAGAACAAACAGTTGAATCAAATGTAGCTGCAGAGCAAGTCGAGCAGTCTGTAGAAGCACCAGTGGCAGAAGTAGAAGTAGAAGAAACTACCACCGAAGCACCACCAGCTTCTGACTATAGCTGGGTTCCAGCTAAGTTTATGAAGAATGGTTTGCCCGATGTTGCGTTAATGGCTAAGTCATACACGAACCTAGAGAAGCTTGCCAAGGGAAAAGGCATTGCTAACGTTCCTGACTCAATCGATGCATACGAATACACGCCTCAAGGATTTGATGTAGACCCTGAAATACTAGGCAATCTAAAAATTCAGGCGATTGAAAAGGGAATTACCACTGATCAATACCAATGGATGATGCAACAGTACGAAGCTGAAATGGGTAGATTTTTACCATCTCCTGAAAAAACTCATGCTTACTTAACCGAAGCTTGGGGTGATCGTTTCGACGTGATGTCTGAAAACGCAAAACGTGCTTTTAACGCCTATGTTCCATCAGACATTCCCATGGAAGCTGTAGGTAACAATCCTTATTTAATTGACATCCTGTCTCGCATTGGTGCAGACATGGCTGAAGACTCAACTCCTTCAGCTGGTGGATCATCGTCACCTCGTGGACGTATGTCTGAAGAAGAGAAGAACGCCATGATGAAGGATCCTGAGTATGGTTCAGGCTCACCAAAAGGCAAAGAACTATTCTCTGCTGTAGAGGATTGGTACAAGCGCAACAGCAAGTAACCCGTTCCTCTGAGCACACGGTGTGCTCATAGCCATAAATAGACCAGACGCAGAAATGTTTCTGGTCTTTTTTATGGAGAACACACGTGGGTAAATCAAGGAATTCAATCGAAGCTGAGAGAAATGAGCAGGCAAGGATTAGGTCTAAAAAATGGAGAGAGGCAAATGCTGAGGCTTTAAGAATCGTTGAGAAACAAAGACGCGCTCTTCCTGAAAACCAAGCAAGAGCGAAAGTGGCTGAACATAAATGGCGAACTGAAAACCCAAAAAATTACATGTTAGGTCGACTCAGAGCAAGTGCTAAAAAACGAAACATTGAATTCAGCTTAACCATCGAAGACCTTCCAGATGTTCCCGAATTTTGTCCTGTACTTGGTATTCCGTTGCTCCAAACAGAGTTAGGAGAAGGCCGAGGTCCCAACTCAATTTCTGTTGACCGTGTCGACTCAACCAAAGGCTACATCCCATCGAACATTCAGATTATTTCTTGGCGAGCAAATCAACTAAAGAGTGCCTTAACCCTGCAAGAGATAAGGGATTTGTTGAGGTATGTGGAAACACACATTCAGTGAAGCATAAATAACTGCAATGCGGTGATTTCTTAGTAAGGACAAGGCTTCTGCCCCCCAAATGGAACGATCCATTACCCCAGAGTTTTTCTGGATAAGTAAAGCAAAAAACAACAACAACAACAAAAACTTTATTTTTAAGGAAGAACCATCATGGCAGCAGTAGATAACATTTTCATCAAGCATTTTAGCGACGAAATCAAAATCGCTTACCAACAATCAGAATCCCTAGTAATGGGAACAACCACTTTATTGCGTGGTATTACAGGTTCAACAGCTCAATTCCCAGTATTGGGTAGCGTAGTTGCAACATCAAAAACACGTAACGGTGACATCACACCATTGAACCCTGATCACCAATTTGTGACAGCTACATTGGTTGACAAATACGCTGCCATTTATTGGGATCGTATGGACCAAAACAAATCAAACATTCAAATGCGTGCTTACTACGCTAAGGTTACAGCTAATGCTATTAACCGTGCTGTAGATGCGAACTTGATCACAACTTTAACTGGTGGTACTCCATCAGTGACAGCTACATCAGGCTTAACATTTGACAAACTTTTAGAAGCAAAAACACTATTAGCACAAGCTGAAGCATACAACGGTGAGTTATACCTAATCGTTTCACCAAAACAAATCAGCGACATGTTGAAAGATCCAAAATTAACATCACGTGACTACACAACTTTGATGGGTGCCCAAACAGGCAAGATCTCTGAAGTGATGGGTTTCAATGTTATTCAATCAAACTTGCTACCAGTAGCTTCAAATGTTCGTTCATGTGTAATGTACAACAAGTCAGCAGTTGGTTGTGCAACAGGTGAAGATCTTAAAACATTGATTGAACGTGTACCTGAAAAAGACTCAACATTGATCAGCACAACTGTATCAATGGGTTCAGTGATTATCGATCCAGCAGGTGTAATCGAAATCGCTTGTACAGAGGCGTAATAGAAACTCCCTAAGCGGATTTCAACAAATAAAAGCCAGCCTCGTGCTGGCTTTTTTCATAAATAGGTATGGGTAGTAAGAGTGTAAATCCTTCAAAAGTTCTCCTCAGAACTGAACTCTTACTATCCGCTTACCATAAATCATAAATAAGCCTATCAACTGTAAGGGGCTTATCTAATGGCATCAATTTCTCAAGTAAGTATCTGTAACTCAGCGTTGGCTCAGTTAGGTGCTTCACCAATCAACAGCTTATCTCAAGGCACTACTACATCGACGTTATGCAATACGTTCTTTGATTTAGCACGCACTAAAACTTTAAACCTACACACATGGAATTTTTCCGTAGCGCGTATTGAATTAGCACCTGATGCTAAGAAGCCACTGTACGAATTTGAGTATCAATTCACACTGCCAGCTGATTACATCCGCTTCTTAGATAGCTACCAATCAGACTGGCGACTAGAAGGTCGTAAGATTTTATCTAATAGTTCTACTTGCTACATCAAATACGTAAGAGATGTAGAAGACGTAAGCTCGTGGTCAGCTGGTTTTGTAGACACGATGATTGCGCAACTTCGTCTTGATCTGTCTTACCCACTTACAAAAAATCCAGTAGAACAATCTGCTGCTATGCAGAACTACGAGATGGTTCTTCGTCGATCTAAATACTTAGACGCTAGCGAAGACATCACAGACAACCTATTCCAGCAAACTTCTCCGTTGTTAGCTGTGAGGTACTAAGCATGTCTTTATACCATCACATCCAAACGGCGTTTACTGGTGGTGAGGTTTCACCACGTCTGGTGGGTCGCGTAGATAACGATCAATACAAGCGATCATGCAAAACATTAACTAATGCTTTGCCGTTTTATCACGGTGGCGTTAAGCGAAGAGCAGGTACTTTGTTTGTAGATGAAGTGCGTAATAGTGCATTTGCTACTAAATTAATTCCATTTGTGTATTCAAGAACACAAAGCTATGTGTGTGTTTTCAATAACGGTTACGTTCAGTTTATTAAGAATGGTGAATTTGTAGAAGTTAGTGCTGGTGTTCGCTACGAGTTAGCTCATCCTTACCTAACTGATGAGTTGAATGAAGTTCGGTTCGCGCAGTTTGGCAACAACGTTTACCTAACGCACCCATTCCACCCACCACAAAAGCTATCTCGTCTATCAGATGTGAATTGGACATTGGCTCCTGTGCCTTTTATTCATAAGGCACTGACTGGCTATACGTATGAGAACTCATTTATTACGTTCAACATTATTCCAATTGTTCCAAATTACACAGCTGGTGATTACTTCACTATGGTCACACCAGCTGGTGGTGGCGTATCAACTAATACATTCCACTCTGTCACTACGCCGCTACCAACTGGCTTAGTGGTAGCTGCTGGTAAACCAGATTGTCCTGCTGAAACATGGACTGTGACTTGCGTATACGCCGACTCACTAAAACAAGAATGGTCTGTGGTTGGATCCGTATCAGGGTCACAAGTACACACATTCACAACTAACAACTATCCAGCAGCTGTAGCTTTTTATCAGCAACGTATGTTCTTGGCTGGTACGCCATTTCAACCACAAACAGTGTGGGGTTCTGCTATTGGTGACTACGTTAATTTAACCATTGGTCCTAATGATGTAGACGGTGTTCAGTTCACAGCAGCTAACTCATCAAATGACTTGATTCTTCACTTAGCTGGATCACCGAACAACTTGCTTATTCAATCGTATGCAAATGAATTCATCATGGAATCTAGCAACGGTGTGTATACGAGCAAGACTGCAATTATCAAACCACAAACAAGGTTTGGTTGTAACTTAGTTGCACCAATTCGCGTTGGCCCTGACGTCGTATTCGTACAGCGTGATGGTATTCGTGTACGTGCTATTGGGTATGACATTTCAATTAGCTCCAACAAAGCTAAAGACTTAACGATTGTATCTGAGCACATTACTGAGTCAGGCATTATCGATTCAACGTTCCAGCAAGATCCGGACTACGTTGTTTGGTTTGTCCGTAAAGATGGTGTGATGTGTTCGATGACATACCTTGACGAGCAAGAAGTTATTGCTTGGGCTAAGCACACAACCGATGGTTTATTCAAAGCGTTGACCTGTATTCCTGAAAACAACAGTGATCGTACATACGTAGTTGTTGAACGAGTGATTGATGGTGAAGTTAAAAAATACATTGAAAGTATTGACTACATCCTTGAGTCGCAAACTGATTCTACGGTGTTTGGTTATAGCGAAACAGCTAAGACTACTTGGAATGGATTAGGTCACCTAGAAGGTAAGTTGGTAACAATCGTAGCCGATGGTTCTAACGCATCTCCAAAACTTGTCACTGGTGGTTCTGTAACTCTTGATCTTCCAGCTAAAGAAGTTGCGTTTGGATTGCCTTTCACAACAACCGTTGAGTTGTTACACCCAAACCCTGACAACGTCCGTGATGGTACTGCTCGTGGTCGTTCAATTGGTATTAGTGAACTAACCCTAGTGTTAGACAAAACAATTGGGTGTCGAGTTAATGGTGAAGACGTTCCGTTCTTCAATGTTGGCGACACTATGGATACAGCACCAGTGCCGTTCACAGGTGATAAGAAATTAAACCTAGTCGGTAACAGTGTTCCGAACAACATCAAGATTGAACAAGTATTACCAATGCCTTTCACTTTGTTGGCTGTGGTAATGAAGATTGACGTCGCAGAATAGTAAATACATCTATGACTATTGTTCCAGTAACTACAGAAGAAGAAATCCTACAGATGGTGACGCTAGGTTATCTAGTTCACGCTGAAAGTGATCGCTATAAACACATCACCTTGGATGGTGAGAAAGTATACAACTACATTCACTTTTTGATTAAGCAACCAAACGCAGTGCTGTTAATTGCTAAAAAAGAAGATGTTATCGTAGGTGGCTACATAGGGTTCGTTCAAGAGCATTGGATGAGCACAGACTTATTTTTAAATGATGTGTTGTTCTACGTACACCCTGATCACAGGACTGGAAGAACAGCATACCGATTAATGGAAGCAGTAATGAAGCATCCAATCACTAGCGTTATTAAAGACGTTGTGTTTGCACCAGCTTCAGGTGAATTAGCAAAAGCAGCTGGAAGGTTCTATGAACATTTTGGCTTTAAACAAGTAGGCACGGTCTACTCAAAATTTATTAAAGAAGAAGAAGAAAATGAGTGATCCAGTTTCATGGGGAATGATGGGAATGTCAGCTTTCAGTGCCTTCAGTTCAATGAGCGGTGCTGGTGCTGCAAGTAAGCAAGGTGCATCCAACGCTGTTGCGTCTGCAATGGGAGCTGGTAGACAAGCTGCTGCTGAACGATTTGGTGCTGAAGAAGCGCAACGAGTTGGTCGAGTAGTTGCAGATAACACACTAGCACAAGCTGCTGAGTTTAAAGGCTCACAACGAGTACTAGCTGCTGCTCAAGGATTTGCATACGACGGTGGCACTGTTGCTGTATTGCAAGAGCAAACAGAAAACTTAGCACGTGCTGATGCACTAGCTACATTACAAGATGCTGGTCACAAGTATGTGTCAGGAATGGCTTCAGCAGACAACTTAATTAAGAACGGTGTGAGTCAAGCTGTTGCGATTAACGAAGATGCACAAAACCAAGCCAAGGCAATGAGAAACCAAGCATTCAGTTCGTTGTTAGGTGGATTCTCAACGTTTGCCACATCTAAAACTGGATCTAATTTATTCAATAGCTTTGGTAGTTCAGGTGGTGGCTCTGGCTACAACAGCAGCAGCACAAACACATTCCACTCTTTTGATACGATGACAGGATAATAATGGCTTTACTACAACCAAACGATACAAACGCACAAGAGATTCAAGCTACGCAGACTGTTAGTCCTCGCATCACACAACCTACGTTTACACCACAAAATCAAGGCAACTTGGTTGGAGGTAGTGCAGCTCAGGCTCCAAGAGTTACGTATCAAGAGACTTCTATTAGTCCACAAAACGCTGCATTCTCAGACATGGTGGATGCGAAGCTATTTGACCAAGTTGGTGCTGCACTAGATAACTACGAAAAGGTATCTACTGTTAAAGAGTCACACGACTTGCAAACACACAAGGTTGAATTAAACCTAGCTGCTGAGCGCATTCGTTCTGACATGCAACAAGAAGAATTAACTACGGGTAAGCGTTTAACTTCTGATCAATCAGAAAGTCAATTCAGAGACAGATACGCTTCTGTTCAAAACGAATTGAACTCAAAGTACAAATACAACTTCACCAATTCTGATGCAAAAGAAGAATTGGATTTAGTTGTTAATGACAACTACCAAACGCACAAGGCTAAGTTCTCATACCCACGTTTAGCAATGGAAGTTGTAGAAGGCACACAAACACAATTAGCTTCACTTAAAGAGCAATCTGATCTTAGATTCCAACAAGGTGATAAGGCTGGTGCTTTGTCTTTGATAACGCAAAATGCTGACAAGATGTACGACCCACGCTACCAAGTAGCTTCAGGTTTATCCAGCATTGAGTTAGTTCAGAAAAAACAAGAATGGGTTGATGAGCAAGTTAAAAACCTAATGCTTCAAATGTCTGCTGAAGAGCAATTGCATTACATCGACACAGCACGACAATCTAACGTAAGTGAAGATCCATTGATACGTCAGGCTAATCCACTACGTGGGGTAAGTCCGAAGATGGTAGACGCGTTATGGAAAAATGCTGACTCTGCACGTGATGAAGAAATACGTGAGTCAAAAGCCATTGCTGCTGAAAAGCAACATTTGGTAGATGCTAAGTTTGCTGAAGACCACGACAACAAAATTGATAATTTCAAGGCTAAGTTAGATTCTAAAGGTCTACGCACATACAAATTCCAACTAGAACAAGAGATCGACAGTGCGCTTAAAAATGGTGGTATCAGTGACAGTGGTCACTCATACGATGCCTTAGCTCGTATTAAAGACAATGTTCGTAGCACACAAGATCAAGTATCTAATCAGATCCAAGCAAACCAAGAGAAAGCAGCTCGTGAACGTGAGAAGCAACTTGAGAAAATGGAACGTAGACGCTTGGCTTCTATGTATGCAAGCAACTCACTAGCTGTAGACGTAACAGATTCTGATTCTAAAAAATTAGCTGAAGAGGGTTTTGCAGCTACTGTGAGTGGGATTACGGATCCAAAACAAATGTGGATTAAGACTAAAGAGTACGCAACTCGCAAACAATACATACCTCACGACGCAAAAGTACGTGTTAATAGCATGATTAATTCAGCTGATCCAAACCAACAAAAGATTGGTATTCAAATGTTGGACGAATTGACTAAAGATCCACGTAACAAAACTTTGCTTGAGCAATTCCCTAAAGATGTTCAAAACACATACTACGATGTTACGACTAGTGGTATGACTGTTGAGCAGTCAATGAAACGTCAACAGAAGGTTGCAGCTAACCCTGAGCAATACAAATACTACGAAGCACAAGGTAAAAAGGTTGTGGGTGATAAAACATTCAACTGGGAAGACGCAGGTGTTAAGTCAGGCGTTAGTGGTTCTAAAGAAGTGCAACGTGTTTATTCGCAAAAATTTGCTGAAGCTTATGCAGATAGTCACGGCGATCAAACTAAGGCGAAAGCAATTGCTTTAGATTACGTAAAACGTAACTACGATGTATCTAAATCCTCAGGTAAGAATGGCTACTATGCTGTTAAACCACCATCAACATTTGGCGTTGTTGCTGATTTATCCGATGAGTATGTAGATTCTGTATTGCAATCAGTACCACTACCACTTAAAGATGCAGCGACAGTATCAGGTCGTGATCCAGTATCAGGTCGATTAACTGACATGACTCCGTACAAGTTGGAGTTTGTAAGTACAGACTCAAGGGGGAACCCTGCTTATAAAGTATTAATACCTGATGGAAGAGGAGACTGGAAGTATGTACAACAATCTTCTAAAAATGGTCACGTTGAAGATTCAGTCGTAACTATGGATCCAAGCAAGAAAATAGCTTACCCATCACGTGATGCAATGGGTTCGCCAGAACAAAGAATGAAAGCTCCTTACGAAAGCATGGAGCAATACGCTAAGCGTATGACATCAGGAGGTAATTACTAGTGGCTGGAATTATAGATTTAACCGATCAACTACATTCAGAATCTGATTTTTATGACAAGATAAAAACAGAAGGCTTTGTTGGTGATAGTAGCTTTAACCAAATGAACAACTCACGTCGTGTACGTGATTCATCTTTTAATAAAGATCCAAGCTTCGGTCAGGTGTACGGAGCCACTTTAAGACAAGGTTCTGCGATAGGTGCTTTGGGGTATAAAGCAGCTGACGCAATTGATGGTACAACAAAAGCCGAGCAACAAGTCAGAGACAACCAAGACGAAGAGACACTAAGAAAAGCATCCATGTTGCAACACATGGGTGCTGGTATCCTCACGCCTGAAATGGCTGGTGCAGCAGTAGCTACTTTAGCTTCAGGTGGTTTAGCTGCTCCAACATTAGCAGGTGTTGCTGCTCGTACTGCAATGTTTGCTGGTGTAGAAGCTGCCAACCAAGCTGGATTGTATGGACTTGGAAAAGACATTACTTTAGAAAGTGCTGGTGAGCGTGTTGCTTACTCATTAATAGGTGGAGCAGCACTTGAAGGTGCTGGTATGGCTTTAGCAAAAGGCTTCGGTAAATCTGCCAGCAAATACGTATACGATGGTGTTAGTGCTAAGTCACACGAAGCTAAATCCAATCCTGTGTTACAAGCTGCTGTTGAATCTGACGATGCTACCTCTGCTGTGTATAACATGGCTATGGCTGCTCAAGACTCAGCACATGCAACTCAAGCCATTAAACCTGCTGGTCCAACATTAGCTGACAGAACAGCTTCGTTGGAGGCTGCAATGGCAAGACGAGGAATTCAAGTTGGTGAATCAGCTCACACTTCTGTTGGTGCAGCAGCTGTTGATGAATCAAAGATAGTAGGCTCACCAATTGATACAAGCTACAACACAACAGGCTTAGTGGACAAAGTATCAACTGGTATTTCTTCAGGCTTTCGTTGGCTTGGCATGCGTGGAATAACATCTACTCAGAACTTATTGGATACCAACATGTTTACTTCTGTAAGAAGTGTAGGTGCAAAGTTAATCGGTAATAACCAAACAACAAACCGAGTGCGTGAAGGCATTGGTAACGAAGTCGACTTGTTCTCTGTACGTCGTGGTGTTCAAAGTGAATTAGACCATTCACTTCACTCATTTGACTACAAGTCTTCAGCTACTGGTTTCGTAGACGAGTTAAAGAAGGCTGATCCCGAAAAGCTTGCAGTAGAGTTCGCACGTGTTGGCTATTCACGTGAAGCAGCTTTGACCTTAGCTAACGATCTACAACATGCTGACTTAAAAGTGGTAATAGACACAATGAGTCACTTGGATACTTTATACCGTAACCGTCGTATTGATAGTGGATTTAGTTCTGTGCAAGGCTTTATAAAACACATGGACAACCACAGTCAGTTTGCAGCTAGAGATCTACACTCGACAGGATACTTGCCTGACGAAGCACTAGCAGACAAGATGTATCGCCCACGTGTTGCTGATAAAGATTTTATTGCACGTGAGCTCAATAAACCAACATCTGATCTAGTTAGTATAGCTCAGCGTGATCTTGGAATGTCTGAGAAAGTGGCTCGTAAGTGGTTAGGTGAATTTACCAATGGTGAACGTAACGTACTTACTTTAAGAACACGTGGTGGATACAACCCATTTAAAGCTAGAACCTTGGACAATGTATCGCCCGAATTACTAGACAAGATGTTTAAGACTGGTTCGTATGATTTATTCAGCGGTTACAACCGCAAAATTATGAATCGCATTGCCTACGGTAAAGCTTTCAACGTCAAAGAAATCAATGCTGCTGCATCTAAAGACTTGGATGCATTAGAGACACAATTCTATAAAGATCGTGATGCAATTCACAGTAAGTACGAATTAGGTGATCCTGCATTAGATACAGAGATAGAACACTTGATGGATACCTTCGCTAGAAATAGAGAGGCTTTAAAGTCACCTGTATCAGACGTACAACAAATGATTAAGCCTTACTTTGCTGCCATTGACGAAGAACGAAATGCGCTAATGCAAGAGGCACAAGCTACATTAAAAGGTAGAGATTTAGAAGTCCGTTTAGCAACGATTGAACGTGATTACAAAGAAGGTGTAAATGAATTAATCCCACAAATGTTAGCTACTGCTACAGGTGAGTTAAAAGGTGAAGCTGTTGGTCGTGCTATGCGTGCTCTTGCTTCAGCTCAGATGTTGGTGAATGTGCCTTTCACCATGTTATCTGATGCAGCCAATTTGGCATTAACTAAGGGTGGTGGTCCAACAAAATTATTTGGTGCTGTTAAGACCAGCATTAAAGACATGGGCAATCTCAACGAATTTAAGTCAGCGATCAATGCTTTGCCTGAAGATGCACGTTTAGATCTAGCTCACCAAATGGGTGTGTATCAAGAAGGCATTAACTCACGCATTGTTGTTGACTCACTAATCGACACCGCTATGCACTTAGATGCAGATGCACCGTTGTGGCAAAAGTATCCTGAATTAATGTCAAAGGGCGTTTGGTATACATCGGGTGCTAGATCTATTGATCGTGGGTTTAAACGTGTTCACATGGAAGATTTTTTGTACATGGTAGACGATGTAGCTAAAAGTAAGGGCTTATCAGAAGCTGAATTCCATGACTTAGGTCGGGTGGGGTTTGGCGTGAAAGATGAAAGCACTGTTCGCATGTTAGATCAATACAGACAATTTGCTACTAAAGGTGATGATGGGTTAATTAATCCCAATCTTGATAAGTGGGATCCAGTAGAACGGACTCGCTTCTCTTCTGTGGTTGCTAGATACACAGACTTGAGAACAACTACTCCTAGAATTGATGCATTGCCACTTAAAGCTATGAGCACAGAAATTGGCCGTACATACGCGCAGTTTATGTCTTGGAACATGACGTTTGTTAATAACCAAATAAGAACTCGCTTCTCATCTAATGCTTCATCAGCAGCTGCGTTCTATGCAAAGTTTGCAATGTTGTCGTATGCACAAAATTACCTACGTGCTAGCTTCTTCTTAAAAGAAGGTGAACAAATTGATGAAGATTTTCTTCAAACTAAAACCTTGCGTGACATTGCACCAATGATGACAGCTGAGATTGCTATGTTGTCTAAGGTTGGGTACGGAGTGTATGACCAAGTAGCAGCTGGTAGTTGGTCCGAAGCTCAATACGCACGTAAACGTGCTGGTATTCCATCAGTAGCTGCATACGATCAAGTTTTAAGTAGTATGGCTAGTGCTACTAAGTTAGGTGGTTATGCATTTGGTATGGAACAGGACATTGATCCAAGTAAAGAGATTGGTAATTTAGTCAAAGGTACTGCACCAGTATTAAACCACTGGGCTGTATCTAAGATGCTAGATGAGTGGGATCACGAAACGTCAGACATGTCTGAAAGTAACTAATAAATAATAAGAATAAAGGACAACTAATGACAAGCAACTATCAAAAATTTAGCGGTGCAATGGAAGAGCGTGAAAACGTGATCGTCAAACGTGTATCAAAAGAAGTAGCCAAAGTAGAACAACAACGTGACTTCGCTCGTAAAGAGCGCGCACTTACACTTCGTAAAATGAAAGCTAAAAAGTTCTATGACGAAAAAGTTGCTGTTCGTAACAAGTTGGTGAAATCACTTGAGCATTTGCTTGAGCAGTTTGCTTATGAGATTGCTGGTAAGCCATTAATGGAAGTTGACTACACGTGCAAGATGTCTGTGGCGTATCGCAAAGAGCAAACCAACATTTACATTGCAACGATGGTAATGATAGAAAAGTTACAAGGCACTATCAATAAACTTAACTCTGATTACACATTGCCTGATGAAGAAACAAAAGTGGTTGAGACTGAAACAGTCAAGATCATGGCTGATGCAAAAGCTCTACTAAAAAGACGCCAAACCACACAGGAGTAAGCGAGCCATAAATAAGCCCATAGATAACTAGGGGCTTATTAGTGGCACGTCGTAAAACTTCAGAAATAAAATTAACAGGACCAGACAAAAGCGTAGATGTCTCTTTTGAAGACTTCCTCGCAATGTGGGCTGTTAAAGAGAATTGGGATCACATTCCCGACTTTCATTTGGACATCGTTGACTTTTTACAAAACGATGACAAATGGGAAAACAACACAGCTGTTATTCAGATGTTTCGTAATGCAGCTAAGTCAACCATCATTGGTGTGTACGTAGTTTGGAAGCTAGTCAGTAATCCAAAACTAATCTTCGTAGTTCAATCCTCAAATAACGAAACAGCTAGAAAGATGGTTAGTGATGTTCAGAAGATCATCACCCATCACCCACTAGCTAAACACCTTAGTGGTAAGAAAAACGTATGGACAGCAAATGGCTTGCGAGTAGTAGGTGCGACAGCTGGTCGTAGCTTATCTTTAAGTGCTAAAGGTATCTTCACATCCGTAACTGGTTCTCGTGCTGACATCATTATTTACGATGACATTGAAGTTCCACAAAACAGCGAAAGTGCAGATCTACGAGATAGATTGCGTAGCCGTGTTTCAGAATCAGCTCACTTGTTAAACCCTAACGGTAAACGTATTTTTGTGGGTACACCTCACAGCTTCGAATGTATCTATTCAGAAATTAAGGAGCGGGGTACTGGTGTATTTGAAGTGCCAATGTTGACAGAAATTAATGGTGAATGGCCCAACATGGTTGGTAAGTGTGCGTGGCCTCAACGCTTTACAGATGAAGACATAGCCTTTAAACAAAGAGAATGTCGATCACGTGCTGAGTTTATGTCTCAGTATCAATTAGTGCCAATGTCTTCTGAAGAGTCACATCTCGATCCTGACAGGCTAGTTAAATACAACGATGAAGTAATACGTCATGAAGCTAACAGGAGTGAGCTCGTTAAGCTTGGCGACAAACTGGTTACTCACTACAGATCATTTTGGGATCCATCGTTATCTAAAACTGCTGGTGATGATTCCGTCTTAACGATAGTTGCATTAACAGGTGATGGTCACATTTACATTCATCGTCAATTCGCAGTGATTGGTGATGCCGATCAGCAATGTAAGGCTGTTCGTGATCACTTAGTCTTATACAACGTACCTTCAGTCGTAGTCGAAACCAACGGCTTGGGTGGCTTCTTGGATAGCAACTTACGCAAGTACACACGTGGCCTAAAAATTAGCGTAGTCGGTCAACACACATCCAAGAGCAAATCAGATTCCATCAGTGAAGCATTCAGTGTGCCTCTAGGACTTTCTATTGTTCACGTTCATGAGCAAGTGCTAACTGGAAAGCTAGTTTCTCAGCTACGTGACTTCAATCCCAACAGATCAAAAGGCAAAGATGACTTTGTCGATAGTGCTGCTAAGGCAATTCAACTGCTACCTGTAACCGTAGGTCGTGGTGTTACCAACAAGGCAGACAACTTTAAACCATTTAGACGTGAAGTCTCTTCAACGCAAATTGAAGTGGAATACGACTTCGGAGGAACAACTTATGAATTTAGTTCTGACTAGAAATCAAACAACAACAGGAACAACCATTGGCACACTAACTAAGGATGGTGTGTTCCTTTGCTACACATTAGAAGACACCATTCGCAAGACTGGTGAAAAGGTCTACGCAGAAACTGCAATACCAGCTGGTACTTATCCAGTAACAATCACTATGTCAGCTAGATTTAAAAAACTACTGCCATTGCTTGGAAACGTGGCTGGCTTTGCTGGTGTTCGTATTCACTCAGGCAATACAAAAAAAGATACCGAAGGTTGCATACTGGTAGGTACTGCAATAGCTGCTGACAAACAATCGATACTGAATAGTAGAGTGGCGTTCAACAGTGTTTTCAAGTTGATAAACGATGCTTTGGCTAGTGGTGAAAAGGTCACTCTTACCATTACTAATCCCGAAATTCATAAATAAGCAAATAAAGTAAAAGGCTTATAAATGACAACTCAAGTTCAAACCCCATTCAACTCGTACACAGGCAACGGATCCGTTAAAGCCTTTCCGTATACCTTTCAGATTGGCGTCAATGCAGATTTAAAAGTGTATGTTAACGGGATAGTACAAGCTACTGGTTACAGCGTTTCAGGCGCAGGTAATTCAGCAGGTGGAACAGTTACGTTCGTTACTGCACCAGTGTTGAATGCTTTGGTATACATCAAGCGTGTTACTTCATTAGATCGAAATACTGACTATACAGAAGGTGCAGCACTATCTTCTACGACTTTAGATAGCGACATTGATCGTGTCGTTAGACAAATTCAAGACTTAGATGCAGGTGTAGTTCGCTACAACTTAAATGACTCCAACATTGAGTTAGATGGTAGCCGAATCACAGGTGCTGGTGAACCAGTAAACGATCAAGACTATGCTACTAGGTACTTCGTTGAGCACTTGTCGGGTGCTGCTACAGAAGCAACTCTAAATGCTAGAGATGCAGCAATTGCAGCAGCAGCTAGTGCTTCCAGTACGTTAGCGAATACAGTGGTTAAAACTGGTTCAACTATGACTGGTCCTTTGATCTTAAATGCTGACCCAAGCAATGTACTGGGTGCGACTACTAAACAGTACGTAGATGGGATTGCATCAACACTTACCACTTCAATTAATACCAACGATTCAAATCAGACAACAGCCGTAAATGCTGCTGTAACCAATGCTGTTCAAAAAGCTGGATCAACGATGACTGGCTTACTAGTCCTTAGTGCTGATCCAAGTGCAGCGTTAGGTGCTGCTACAAAGCAATACGTAGATGCAGCTAAGACTAGTGCAATCAATACGGCTACGACTAGTGCTGTTCAAAAAGCTGGTTCAACGATGACTGGCTCATTAATCTTAAACGCTGATCCAAGTGCAGCGTTAGGTGCTGCAACAAAGCAGTATGTTGATACGTGGCTTACTAGTTCAACTGGCACAGCTCTTACTCTATCAACAAGCACACAAGCTGCACCAGCCAGTGGCAATGGTGTACTTTATGCCAACAACTTAGCTGGTAGGATCGTTCCAACGTGGCGCGGCCCTGAAGGTTCTGAGTATTCTTTTCAACCGTCGCTGAGTCAGAGCCGTGTGTGTTTAATAACAGCATCTGGTGCTGTACCAAGTTCCTTCGGAATGGTTGTAACCACCGTGGGTACGTTAAGTGCACCTTCGTTATCTAATGCGAACTTGAGAAGCTCTATGAGAAGACTGACCATCACATCTGCAGCAACTGCTGGTGCTTTTGCTTCAGCATACTCACCGAACTACGAGTGTTGGAGAGGTGATGCAGCAGGATTAGGTGGCTTCTTATTCACTCAACGATTTGCAACCAATACTCTTGTTGCAGGTAATAGATTTTTTACTGGGTTGTCGGAGCAGGTGGTAGCACCTACAAACGTTGATCCCGTTACATTAACTTCTGTCGCAAGAATTGGATTAGCTGTAAATACCAACACAGGTAACTGGAACTTGGTTCACACACAAGGTGGTATCGGTATTAACGTGATTCCACTTGGAGCTTCGTTCCCACTTAATACCACAGACGTAATGGAGTTCACTCTATACGCAAAACCTAACGATACGGTTGTTCAATACGTCGTAACGAATGTATCAACTGGTGCAACAACATCAGGTTCCCTTAGTTCATCCAACATACCTACATCTACAACATTCCTAGCACCAGTTGCTTGGATGACCAATAACGCTACTGCATCAGCAGTCGCATGGAATTTGATGCAGTGGTACTTAGAGACAGACTACTAATAAGAAAAATAAGGACATTAAATGCCAGTATCAAGTCAGATTCCATTCAACACGTACACAGGTAACGGATCAGTTACCAGCTTTCCGTTCACCTTTTACTTACTAACCGAAGGTGACATGAATGTGTTCTTCGATGGTGCTTTACAATCATCTGGTTTCACCATTAATGGAGTTGGTGATTCGAGTGGCGGTACAGTTGTGTTCATGGATCCACCAACAAGTGGAGTAATAGTTCGTTTACAACGTATTGTTGCACTGGAGCGTGAGTCAGATTATCAAGAAGGTGCTGGTTTAACTTCAGCGACCTTAGATGCTGACTTCGACCGTGTAGTTATGATGGTGCAAGACTTGAGTTCATCTACAGTTAAAACGGTTGGTGGTGGTGCATTGGATGCACAAAACCAGCGAATCATTAACGTGCTGGATCCTGTATTCGATCAAGACGTTGCTACCAAACATTATGTTGATACTGCTATGACTTCACAGGTTTCACAGGCAGCAGTTAGTGCAGCTGCCGCACTAACTAGTGCTAACAATTCTTCAACGTCTGCAAGTGCTTCAGCAAGTTCAGCTTCAACCGCTACAACTCAAGCAGGTATTGCAACCACACAAGCTGGCAACGCTTCGACGTCTGCAACTACAGCTACAACTCAAGCATCTTTAGCTTCAGCTAGCCTTGCATCAATGCAAGCGCAGTACGTGGTTCAGAGTACAGCACCAACTGGCGTACTCGGTAAATTGTGGTATGACACTACTACCCACACGATGAAAAGTTATAACGGCACTACTTGGGATTCGGTAAATTTTATTGAGTTCGCTATTCAATTAACCTTACCTTATGGAATTGACCTTACGTCTACTCTTCTCGAATACAGCACATTGAGTTTCACTGTACTGAGCGTTCGTACTAAAACAGATGCAGGAACTATCACAGCAAACATTACCAAAAACGGCACATCGATTACTGGATTAGGTGCTTTAGCTGTTACAACGACTCAAACAAATACGGTTGCTACAGCTTTAAATACAGTAACTGTCGGTGATAAGTTGGCAATCACATTATCAAATCCAAATGTAGCCACGAACGTAAGCATAGTACTACGTTGCGTTAAATCATAAATAACAACAACAACAATTATTAACAGGGAACAAATACTATGGCATTCGCAAAATACAACAAATTTCTATACAACCAAATGAATGGTGGAGCTGGTACATCTGCAAAGGTAATAGACTTTGACACAGACACAATCAAGGTTATGTTAGTTACAGCAACCTACACTCCAACCTACACAACACATGCAACTAAAGCAGACGTTACAAATGAAGTGAGTGGTACAAACTACACCGCTGGTGGTGCTACTCTAACTTCTCCAACGTTAACTGAATCCAGCGGAACAGTAACGTTCGACGCTGCTGATACCACATGGACGCAAAACGCAGGTGGATTCACCAATGCACGTTACGCCATTTTGTATAAATCAACTGGTACTGATTCTACTTCAGCATTAGTTGGCTGCTTAGATTTGGTAGCTGATAAAGGTAACGTTGCTGGTGACTTAACCATTCAATGGAACGCTTCTGGTGTAGCTACTTGGGCATAAGGAGTAACTTATGGCTAACATCGAAAACATCATCAATAGTGAAGATCTAAAAATTATCACCATCCATGCCGACGAAGGTATGAGTGGTGCCGCTATTGATACAATTGGTATTTGGTATTCACCTGCTGAATTAGTGCAGCTTCAGTCTGCTATCACTCGTGCTATTAATTACCTCAACGAACGAGGAGTTACTTAATGGCTATTACTACACTAGATGGATACATTGCATCGAGCAAACAAAAACTATCTTTAATGAAGACAGCATCACGTACAACTGTTGCTACTGGCTGGTTTAGTACGTTTGACTTAGCTGGAAATCCTGGGGCTGGTACTTTAGCTGGTACATCAACAACTACAGGCGTAGTTCCTACCGACGCAACTGCTGGTTGCCCAATCATCAACTTCAGCACAGGCACTGGATACTTAACAAAAGTTGAATACGGCAATTCTGTTGCTAGTCGTATTCGTATTATGGACATGCTTTGGAAGGGTGGAGCCTATGCTTTCAATGCCTCCACTACAGGTCAGACACCAACGTCGTTTTCTTCACGAATCACTGGCGGTGATTATACTGATACAGAACTTTGGATTGAATTTGTAACAGCATCGACTGGTACTCAATCAGTTGCAATCACATACACAAACCAAGCTGGTACTACAGGTCGTACCACTGGTACTGTAGTTACTGTTGCAGGTACTGTTGGTCGTATGGTTCAAATCCCACTAGCAGCAGGTGATACTGGCATTCAAGCTGTTACTGGCGTTGTTGGTTCAGTTGCGACTGTTGGCACATTTAATGTGTTAGTTCTACGTCCACTCTGGACAGGTCGTGTAAAACTTGCCAACGATGGTGATGTGCATGCACTGGATAAAACAGGTATGCCTATTGTGTTCTCTGACAGTGCATTAATAACATTGATCAATGCTGATTCAACTTCTTCAGGTATCCCTGACATCTACGCAGAAGTATCTAACGGTTAAGGAGCCATAAATGGCTTTCCTAACCAGAATCCAAGGAGCATCAAGTACATCAATCTTGAGCCAAACCTCACAGTTTGGTTCAAATTCTCCGTCCGTAGAAATTGCTGATAGCAATTTTGGCTGGACTGATGGTATTAATCCACAAATAATTAAGGCACCTGTATTAACGTATACTCAATCGCTATCAACGGGGTGGAGTGGTAATGTAGGATTTCCGAGTACGGCATCATCGTCAGGATCTCCAGCTTGGAACACACCTTCCAATGCGTTCTTGCCCGATGGTTCGTACACTACTTGTACTACCACTGGATGGCTGACACAAGGTGGCTTGTTAATACTATCAAACTTTGGTTTTAACATTCCAGCAGGAACAACAATAACTTCTGTTGAGGTTACATACCAAGGGTATTACACCTCAACTAATGGGGTAACACCATCATACGACACAGGATTTGGTTTCGTAAAGAATACGGCTAACATTCTTTCGTTTAGTGGAAGTTCTTTGTGGAGCGGGTTAACCACCACCAATTCAACACAAGTTCAAACATTCTCACCGAGCAGCTTTTCTGATAATGGTACATCTCTATCATCGTTCACCGTCGATGAATTAAATAGTCCTACGTTTGGTATGGTTGTTTACGGTGCTGGTACTGTGGATAACGCCTCAACTGGTGGTGACATTAATACGTTCATCGATTATGTAAATGTTAGGCTGTTATACAACACCCCTGTACTTGCTTCTGTAATGAGTTCTACACAAACATTACTGAGTCCATCAGTCGTTAATAACTCTGTAGTTACTTCTTCTGTCATCACATCTACACAGACACTACAAACACCAACCATTAACGCTAAATCGGTATTCAACGCTTCTGTTTTGAGCTTCAGTGAGACGTTACAAACACCAATAGTTAATACTACGTCTAACACGATCATTGGTGCTACTGCATTGAGTTTCAGTGAGACGTTACAAACACCAATGGTTAATGCTAAGACATTGTTTAGCTCTTCGTTAATGAGTTTCAGTGAGACGTTACAAACACCAATAGTTAATACAAACATTGTCACCATCGTCAATGCTACTGCATTGAGTTTTAGTGAGACATTACAACCACCATCCCAATACAATCTAGTCGATACAGGACTAGTGTATCCGTTCAAGCCTATCACACAAGATGCTGTAGGAACTTTTAGTTGGTCAAATCCTGATCGTGCTAATAACAATGATGGTAACTACGCTTCAGTAACAACTACCTCCACAGGCAGCACAACTAGGTTAATTATCAACGCTGAGGACTTTGGTGTGCCTACGCTATCGTCTGTTGAGGTTACTAGTTTAGACATTTATGTATGGAGACGTAGGACTGGTACTTCAGCATACAATTGGTTTACTCAATTTTTAAACGATGGTACAGGCGTAGGTGCTGGTGGTACTAACTCTTATGGCGAGGATAGTGTTGGCAGTGGCGTTTGGGGATGGCAAACACTATCAGTTGGATTCGATTTTAGTGTCTTGTCTACTATTAATGCAACCAATAGACTTGGTAACAATTTCAATAAGCTTGATTTGGCCTTTTGGGTACAAAATGCTGCTGGTACGACTACTTGTGATGTTGATTACTTTAAAGTTCAAGTCAAGTACAAGGATTTTGTAGGTAATACTTTCCAAGCATCAAAATTAATTTTCACACAAACGTTACCAGCACCAGTAACTGTTGTTGATGCGACTGCATTATCCTTTAGTCAAACATTACAAACACCAACGGTTAACGCTCGTGATAGGTTTACTGCGTCTAGTTTATCTTTTACTGAAACTTTACCACTAGCTACTGCAAGAGTACTTATAAACGTAAGTGCTACACCTTTGAGTTTTAATGAAGCTTTGCCTAACCCATTTACGTTTGTTTATAACAAAAACAATCAACCCCAAATTACGTTTTGGGGCGTGTAATGCAGGGCGTAAAACCATCATTATCATAAATAAAGGTACAAAACAAAATGTGGATAAAACTCATGGCAACACCAAATCAAAGCATCATTATGAAGAACTTCGCAACAGTTCTAAATGCAGTTATTACAGCTGCAATCCTGTTCTCAGCGAGTTTCATCTACAACATGAATAGATCCACAGGCGAGCTTGTGGTTAAGCTAGAAGCGTTGGCAGTACAGACAAATAAGCTAGAAACCAAAATAGACGAAATGAATAATAACTATGTTCGTAAGGATGACTTCAATACTTTAGAAGGTCGTGTGTACGAATTGGAAAAGAGAACTAAATGAAAAAATACCTTAAATCAAAAACCGTAATTTTCGGTGCAGCTTTAGTTACCCTAGGTGCAGTACAAACGTACTTACCACAACTACAAACATTAATTCCTAATGATGTGTATGCGATTGCAACTTCAGTAATTGGGGTATTGGTAATTGTGTTGAGAGCAGTAACGACTACATCCATTGCGGATAAGTAAGAAAAAACCACTGGTCTCAGTATTGTACCCAGTGGTTTTTCGTATTTGCTTCAAATCGGGCTAGAAGCCGCATGAGTACTGGTGGCCGGGACGGGAATCGAACCTGTGACACGCGGATTTTCAATGCGATTAAATGGTTTTTACACCACTAAACATGCACTATAATCAAGCAGTTATGTTACCCTAATTTTTAAACCACATCCTTTGCACGTCTTGCAAAAAGTGATTTTATACCCAGCAACATACCCGAAATGATTAACAATGCGATCAGAACAAAGAACGTATTTTCATCCCAAGAACCAATCCAGTCTTCAACCCAAATCCAAATTTTAACTCCGACGTATACTATCACACCTATAAACACTAGGTCTTTTAATGCTGCGATTTCTTTTTCAATTACCATGTGAATCTCCTTAAATGTTTACTTGTAAATTAGCTTGGTTCAGATTATTTAAAATTGCTGCTGCTTGTGTTGCAGCCAAACTAGGTGCTAGATGTGCATAGCGTTCTGTTGTAGATACATTTGCATGACCTAATAACTGTTGAACGTAATACAAGCTAATTCCACTTTGTACTAATTTACTAGCAAATGTGTGACGTAGTTTGTGCCAACTAATACCTTCAATTCCAGCTCTATCACAAGCAGATTGGAATGCTCCACGAATGTGGTTACGTGGTCCACCTCTAGAATTTTCAAAGATGTAGATTTGTTCAGGGTGCTTAACTTTAAGTCTATCTTCTAAGATTGAACGTACTCGATCAGTGACAAGTAATACTGACTCGTTTTTAACCTTAGATCTCCACACTCTAATAAAGCCACTTTCAAGATCGACTTGATCCCACTTCATGTTTGCCAATTCACCATAACGACAACCTAAGTCTAAAAGCAGTACGGTGAATTGCATTGTGTCTATACGTTGTAAATTGGTATGTGCAGCAGCTGAACCTTCAACCGTTCTACTTAATTCTTTAATTAGGTTTGTTTCTTCTTCAGGTGACAAATAACGAATTGGTGATTTGGCTGGTTGTACACGATTAGCTTTCTTTAAATCCGACATGTTGATTTGTGGAACACGAAACCCAAGTCTACGAGCATGAAGTATCACTTGGTTGATAAACACCAACTCGTGCAAGATGATTGAGTTGCTAAAACCTTCTTCACGACGAGCTGTAATTAGCTCCTGTAAGTCACGTTCTGACAATTTGTCTATAGTGATCCTTGCCTGAAGACCAAATAACTTAGTTCCTTTTTTACTTTCACCAAAGACCTTACGTTGTAGGAAGTCGTGGTTCTTTTGTAATGCTGTGCTGTTGTCTTTCATGAAACGTTTAACAGCTTCACGCACAGTGATGTGCTCGCGGTCAGATTCAAGATAGACCTTATTATAGATTTCAGACTTCACTTTAGCTTCGTATTGAACTGCTTTAGCTTTGTTAGCTGTGTGACAACTACCTCTAAATGTTTTGCCTTCAACCATAAATTTGTAATGGTAGTTAGAGCTGTGTGCTGGTTTAAGTATCATTGTTTTTCTCCTCAGAAAAGTTAAATTACTAAATGTATTTATACTCAGCGTCGGTGAACACGACAAAAAAGACAACGGACAAGCGGATTATTTTCCGCAAAAGTTAGATCTCACGTTGTCTTCACCCAATGAATTCGTGACCCTATTAATTCTTTTTATTTAAGGGTACAAAATGAAATTCTTATTAGGCCAAGTCGTGATGACACCAGCAGTTCAGCCAGTTCTAGAAGCTAATAACATGCAATGGATTGACTTACTCGGAAGACATTCAAGTGGCGATTGGGGTGCTTTAGACGAGGAAGATCGTCAAGCTAACGAAGATGCTTTAGTTCATGGTGGTAGATTGCTTTCTTCTTACCTTTTACCCATAACCAAAGAGAAAGTGTGGATCATCACAGAACATGACAGATCAGCTACAACCCTCTTATTACCTAGTGAGTATTAATTTTTCACGAAAACTAACCAGCTGCTAATAAATACCTCTGTGAATGTTTCACATCAATCTGAGGAGATTAAAATGATTTTATTAGCAGCAATAACATTAGTATGTGGTGGTATGTATGTAAACGGTGTGTTGGCGAAGAAAGACCAACAAATTAAAATGTGGCGTAGTAAGTGTGAGCTTCTAATGGCTTACGATCCAAGTCGTGAAGCTGTGATCAATGAATTACTTGAATACAGTGCTTACAACTTTGAAAGCGAAGATTGTTCAAAAGCAATTACAGCTGCAAACATTTTACTTGACCCACCACCAGAGAAAGCATAAATAGATCTGTCAACGTTCATTTGACTTTCTTTATGTAAGAAAACTTAGCCAGCTTCGAATACTGGCTATTTTTTCGTCTGTCGTTTTATAATGTGCGTTCCTCGTGGCAAGAAGCTAAATACAGAAATGCGTTAACCGATTGTCAACCGAGGAAGTACCATGAAGCAAGTAGCATCAACACAGCACGACATCCGTTCAAACCTTGATTCGTTTTACCATTTAACAGATCAAGAAGGTAAGAATAGACTACTGATGGATTACGTAGGAAGTTTATTAGACTCACTAAAGTATGAAGGTGAATACCAGTTCGACTTTACGTGGTCTGATGAATACACGGAGGAAGTCTTTGAGCGATCATCGACTGGTGGCGTAGTCACAATAGATGAGTATCACAATTGCGTGAGAAATTCTGTTATGACCTACCTACATACGGATGAAGTGGAACTCGAAGAACTGCTTATGGTAGCTTCAATGTTACGTGAGTCAGTCGAGTTTTAAGACAAAGCACCAGCCCTAAAAAGCTGGTGTTTTCATTTGTGTTGACAAACCACTTAAATTATGTACTTGACAAGTGGACCCCAATTTGTTAGTATGTTCTAGTGTCAGGATTTATGGCTTAACACCCAACCTGTGCACGTGGAATGTATCAATGAACGACACACCAGTAACAACCGCAACACCATCTAGTAACACAACTCCAACATCACGTAATCACCATCCTGTAGGAGACATAATTTCACCTGTCTACCGCGATTTCGTTCAGCTTTATCTAGCGACCCTTAAAGATAAACCTGAAGTATCTAACTCTTACCAGTATTTCGAACAAATTTTTGATCGTGTAAAGAGTGGTGATTCGATAACTGCTACAGAAGCTTCAAACGCATTACGTGCAGCCATCACTCAACACTTACACACACAATCAGAGAGCTACTTGATTTACGTCGCGTATAAGTTATACAGCAACGTTGGATGTGGTGAGGTGTCAAAATGACTATTAGATACCTAACAACTGAAGAGCTTCGTGAGATTTTCCCTACACAGGTTGAACTCATCGAATCAAATAAGCGAGCACACAAAGAGGTTTCAAAGTTAGCTGCGATGGCTGATAAGGCCATCGACGGCGTGATCACTGACCTTGCACTTCTAGCTAAGCATCGCAAAATACTAGAAGACTTCTCAGATGGCAAAATTGTACTTAGTAGAGAGCAATTTGTTGAGTCAGCTAGACACATACCAGATGATGAAACTTGGGATACTGCCTACACCGAACAGGTTGAAACGGCTATTTCAACACGTCAGCCGATAACCAAGTATCAATTCAACAATTGGCTTCGCAATGTGGTTTACACTCATTTAGTTTACGGTGCTGATGGTGCTGACAGTGTTTTTCGTACATACGTTAAATGTTATTACATTTTTGAAAATCTGAGGGGGGTTCGCTAATGACTATTAGACACCTAACACCTGAAGAAAAACAAACACGCCAAGATGAAATAAACGTTCGTGTTAACGGCATGTTACAACACGTTGTCACTATTGAATGGCTGATCAAGATGTTCAAAAAGGAATTGTCACAACCAATTCCTGACGTTAATCGTGCTGGCTACATTGCTTTACTTGAACGTGTCTCCAACGAGTTCGTCGCTGAGTATCGTGATGTGATCCCAATAAACCTAACAATCAATCCATTCGATGTGAGCGAAGTTGGTGGCAATCCTTACAGTTACGATTACGGATCACGTGCAGCTGAACTTGGTATTGCTTTAGGTACACCTAATCCACGAGCCAATCCAAATTATGACTTGTCAATCGAGAACAAATACCACGATTCACACGACACTGACGAGTGGTGGTTAGAAAAAAGACGGAAATTGAGCGATAAGCACTAAATACTTAGGCTGGGATAACACCCAGCCTTTACTTTAGGAAAACTTATGAACAAGTCAGCCAACTACAGCAGTATCGTAATCATCGTACAAGAGATTACACAATCAACAGTCAAATACAACCTTGCATACGGTAATAAAGACCAAACCTTTACGTGGAAGACATACAACATGGAAGACCGATTTCTATTAAACAGCTTACGTGTTGGTGCTAAGTACTGGATTTCAACTAAAAGTGATGGTCGTGGTGTTCAACATTGGTCAAGAGCTGAAGAATTTAACCGAACTCCTAAAACTCAACAAGTAACTAAAACAGCTAAGGTCAAGGTAATACCTAGTGATTCACACTTAGTTAGGTATTAATTTGCACGTTTGTTTGTGTCACTCATAAATAAACGTATTGCCTACCAAGACATAACGAATTTAACAGTTAACCCAAACCCACAGGATCGCTTGGTAGGCACCTGTGGGTTTACTTTTTACTAAAGGC